CTAAATTCTTCCTCTCCATAACTCTTAATGAAGTCAACCATATCGTTGTACTCCCAATTATAGAGTTCATTGTATTCATCAAGAAGTTCCTGTGTCTCTTCTTGCATTTGTCCTGTGGGTAGTCCTTCTCTTGACATAGGAATAAGGGGATAATTGGATGCGAGAAACAAAAACAGGATTTACGATCTAGGGATCAATCAAGATTTCGACCTGTTTTGTTTCCCCACTATTATAATAGCATTAAAAAACCCCCTGTGAAGGGGGCTTGTGACAGTTATTTAATCGTCATACACTAGACATTCTGGTTCGTCTGGGTGCATATCACAAAATAGTTCTAAAGCATTTGGGTCATGATGGTCGCCTGCTTCGATTTCCTTTTTGTGATGTCCGACATATTCTTGCAACTCATGTAGTTCTTCAGTTGCGTGTCTTTTCATCGGTTCTGAAGTGTTTGGGTCTGCGATGAGTTCCTTGTCATGCTGAATGTGGTCTTCGATAGTTTTCATAGTGACCTCCCTATACATTTACTATTTATTAGAATAACACTTGCTTTACGTTTTGCCCACTATTGTGGTATTATTCTGACATATCCCAATGCCACTTGATAGATTTGATATAATCAAATGTATCATCCATATATGTCCTGTCATCATTATCGTACTTTCTCTCACACAAGAAATTTCTCATCTTTTGTATAGATTCAAAAGACCCCTTATGAGTATAGTTCTCATCATACAAATGGTACTTCATTAATCTAGACAGTCCATGTCTTTACCTACTCTCGCACGTTTAAAGTCATATCTCGAACCATTTGATAATAGTTCTAGCATTGTCTGTGCATGATTCAAACAAGTTTTGTGGTATCTTATTTTCTCTAAAATTGTAACTCGAAGTGTTGTGTAAAAGTCTTCTGGTGTTACGTCTCCATCAATAGACTCCTCGACCCAATCTCGTAAATTACTTAGTGTATAATCACTGCTGTCCATTGAGATCCTCCTTTACTACATTCTGAATCATACCCTCTATTTGTTCAGATGTCAAGTCATTTAAAAAATTCCAATTAGGGTCTTTTTTATCCCATTCAAATGTAAATGTGCCATCATCATTTTGATTTATTTTGAGACTGTCGTTTTTCATTCTTTAAATTCTTTTTATATATTTTAGCATATATTACGTCTTCTTTGCTATAATATTGTGGGTCTGATTTAGCAATCTTAATAATTTTCTTTGCTGCTTTTTTGTCGGATAACATCGGATTGTTAGGATTTCTTTACATAGTATTTATACTCATGAAAAAACCCCATAAGGGGTTTTGAATCTATTAAGGTGGATGTCTGTACTTGTTCATTTTTTTGTTAAGATAAACGTTTACTTGTTTAGATAAAAACCTCCTTACATATACGTTTACAAACATTTTGTTTTTCAGAACATTCAATGAGACACTCGTAATATTCTGTGATTAAATCTTTATCGGTGTTTTCTTGACTTGCCGTTAATTGATTAAAAGGAATTAAGTTGTGCATGATTGAATTGGATAAATTTTCATACCATGATATAAAAGTTTAGATCATTTTATCCTCCATAATCTGAAATTATTTAGACAAATAGTGTCTGTATTTGCTGATACAAAGTTACAAAAATTTATGCCTACGCACTTATACCTATCTCCATTTAGTAAGTGGTTTTGTCTCTATTAACTTCAAAGTTTCAATGTCATCACTCTCATCTGGGTTAGTATGTTGTGTGACTTCCTTTAATGTTTTAAGGTATTCTAATACATGTTCTCTTATCTCCATCAAGTCCTCATAACATCCTTGATTGTATGCACAACCACGCAAATCAGAATCAGGTTTTAATACTGACTCGGTAAATAAATCCAATGCCCTCTGATATTTTTGAGAGGGTGTCTCATTTTGATCTATTGAGTTTTGATCGTGCATCTTTCTTCTCCTTTTGAATACCCTTCTGTATGTATATCATAGCACACTCAAAATTTCTTGCAAAGTGTTCTATGATACCATTGTGTACTATGGCAAACTTTCTACCATTTGACGGAACTGCCGCCCACATGCCATCTTTAGTAACATACCCACTTGGTTGTCCAATCTTAGGGTCTAATAAAGATGGGAATGTGGTAGGATAAAACTTCTGGTAATTAGAATTTCGCATTGACTCCTAGAACTCTTGCATTTGGATTTCTTGCAAGTGCAACTTGTCTTGCTTCATCATAGTTGCGAGCATTTACTTGCTCAGTAAATACTGTACCTGCAACAAATAGTTTGACTTCACATTTCATAGGGTTATCTCCTTGATATGTCTATATTATATAATATCCAGAATGTTTATGGTGGGTTCTTGTGACTCTTTTTTAAGTGGCACATAGTCTTGTATTCTTTTCTCAATTAATGTGCTATAGTTTTCATTAAGTTCACATCCAATATAGTTTCTACCTAGTGACTTTGCAACCGCTGCTGTGGTTCCTGCACCCATAAATGGGTCAAGAACTGTATCTCCCTCTTCACTCCCTGCTTTGATGCAAGGTTCGATTAAGTCGGGTGGATATGTGGCAAAATGTGCTTCCTTATATGGTTTAACTGTTACTGACCAGACAGATCGTTTATTTTTTGTTGGATATGATTTTGTAAGTCCCGAATGTGGTTGTAGTCCTGTTCCTGTGTTGTGGTATTTTCCGTTGGTTCTATCTCGTGTTCCCCAATCTTTTGCGGGTTCTTTGATTGCTTCATTATCGTAGTGGTATTTTCTATTTTTACTAAACAAAAATATATATTCGTGCGACTTCGTGCATCTATCTCGCACACTCTCTGGCATTGGATTTGGTTTATGCCAGATGATGTCTTGTCTGAGATACCATCCGTCTGCTCTCATTGCGAAGGCAAATTGCCAAGGGATTCCGATAAGGTCTTTTTCTTTGAGTCCTTCGATTCGATTTCCTCTACGAGAACACATATCTGGTAGGTCTTGTTTAGTATTTGAGACACTTTGTTTTGGTAATCCTTGTCCTTTTCCAGGTCTGTAGTTATAGTAACTATCCCCAAGATTAACCCAACAAGTTCCATCATCTGTAAGCACATTGCGAACCTCCTTAAATACGTTTACAAGTTTTTCGACATACTCCTCTGGTGTTTCTTCCAATCCAATTTGACTATCTTGTCTAATTGCTCCACACTTCGGGCAAACAGTTTTAAAGATGTAGTCTCCTACACTCCCCATATCATCATGATTTTTATGTCCTGTAATGCAATTAGAACCTTGCTTACCTACCTTCCTATGATTACAATTAGGGTCTCCACCTATCCATGTTGCTGTGCCATAATCACGCAATCCGTAGTATGGTGGGGATGTAATACAAGTTCTTGCACTTTTAGGTGCAAATTGTTTAAGTGTTTCCTGACAATTACCGAATAAAATTTTGTTTTTCATTAGAAATTTAGAAATTGTTGATCTGCTTGTTGATACAAGTAAGATAGATTAATTGGTGGTAGTATTGGATTAACAACTCCAATATTACATTCTATGTAATCTCCATGCTTTAACTCTATCATAGCACCATCAGCACCTTCTTGGTATAATGTTCTGGCATGCTCATCTTCGACAACTACAACTCTTCTTGCTGTGAGATCAATGACAAGTAACCAATCAAATGTACTGACCTTCTTAAAGTCTTCGACTGTTTTTGTCTCACTTAGAAATGATTTGACTTTAAATTTCTTGGTTGCATTTGGGTCTTTTCTTTTATAAAATAGATTCTTACCCATCTTGAGTTCGATCTTCTGGTCTTGCCACTCAAAGTCATAACCATTTTGGTCAACTCTATCAATATCTGAAAACTTATCCAAAGCTTTCTCTACCATAGTTGCCCTTGCAAAGTTATCAGCATTGGAAGTAAATCCCTCATCTGAGTATAAAGAATCAACAACTCCAAATACTCTATCCCAATCAACTTTTGTTTCTAACTGTTCAATAAAGTTCATGATTAACCAAATAAATGCACGTTGTAATGTTTACGAATTGGTGGATACTTGGGTTTAGGTTTGACCCTAACCACCTTGAGTATCCTGAGTAATGTGTCTGTTTTCATCGTGTGATAATTGAAGTTGCTGCTTCTCCTTTGTTGAATATAGTGTCAACAACTGCCTCGACCTTTCTTGCAGTTGAGATACCAACCTTAGAATAGACAGGGATGCAAACAAGTCCGAATACTTTGTCAGCATTGCCCTTACGAATGACACGACCAATAGTCTGACTAATACCTATGTAGTCCATAGACCTCATAAACAATACTGCTTCCAGACCATTGACATTGATACCCTCTGAGAGTATGCTGTGATGCAGTACAACAAACTTCTTGTCGTTTCTACCCCACTCATTAAGTGTATCAAAGAATGTCTCTCTGTCCACCTTCTCTCCGTCAATCATCGCACCTGTCTTAGATGTAATCATCAACCATGAGTAACCACGAACTGATAGTTGCTTCACAAAATCTGTCTGTGATACAAGTGCAACAATCTGTTTTGTTGACTTGGCACATATCAATACCTTGTCCTTATCAAGATTGTCAATGGCATCTACCATCTGCTCACAATCTCTGTCAGCAACCAACTCATCTTTCTCAAGTATTCTGGTCTTGTAAACTTCGACCTTTGGTGGTAGTATGTAACCTTGCTTGACTAACTTGGGTGCAGGTACATGACATATGACATTACCATACACTTTTGTCCAGTTCATACCTGCCTTACTTGGTGTTAAACTGTGCTTTGGTGTTGCAGTAAAGAAGAATGAACGTGTCAAACTACTGGTTGATAGTTGCTCAACAGCAGGGAAAAAGTTTTTCTGAACTGAGTTGTGTGCTTCATCAAAGTAAATGGTATCAACAACAATATTACTCTCAACAATTTTGTGAAGTGAGTGATATGTTGTGAATATCAACTGATTGCAATTAGTCTTTGCACTAAGATAGTTGAACTCTCTGATCTTATCAACATTAGTTGTGCTGAAGTGATGAGTCTCTCCACTATGAACGTGCATTACATCTACACCTACAATATGCTCAAGAAACTCTGCTGACAACTGATTTGCCAATAGAATACGAGGAGCAACAACCACAATCGTTTGAAGTGTATTTGTTCTGCTCAACTCATTCTTGGCATCTTCTATCATACAGATAGTCTTACCACCACCTGTGGGAACAATTACTTGCCCTTTGTCATTGCGAAGCATTGCTTTGATTGCTTGCTCTTGGTGTGGTCTTAGTTGCATGGGAAACTCATTGATATGTACATATCATAGCACAAGAATATACTTTGGTAAAGGTAGTGTGCCACTATGTTAACTGACCATGTGTTACCACACAAAAAAAAGTCTCACTTTGAAACAAGTAAGACTCCTCCATTTTTGATCCCTTTAACGATTAAATATACCCTTCGGAACAAACCATACAAAGGTATGTATGTATTTTTAACATTCACTTCCATTCTGGCATGTCAGGATAATGTTCTTCTATATAATCATTTACTTTTTTAAAACTATCTTCCATCCAATCTTCCCATATGACAACATCATGAGGGATATGTTTCATATCTTTGTACATTCTCTTTGTATATAAAATTCCCCTCAATAACATGATCTCATTGCGAGTTATTTTCATCTTCGATTACTGTATCAATCTTCACATCTATCATAACAAATTCCATTGGTTTTGTCGATAGGTTGTACCCTTCATGTATTACATCCATGACATGATATGTTTGTGCAACACCCTCTCTCCAAGTGACTTTTTGATTATCCCATATCATGAAACAATGATTTTTGCTCGGAATATTTAGAGGTAATTGTATTCTCTTGTATCTATGTGGATATACATCAGGATCTCGATGTGGATTTAAAATAGTTCCACCATCAAAATAAGAATAACTCGCATAAATTATATTTTCGTCAGAAAAAATATCTAGCACCTCATCAGTCATTAACTTTTTACGAAGTAAAACTTTCTTCCCTGCTCCTTTTAACCAACATATGAAAATATCTTTGTTACTATATTCTCCCGCAGTAGGTACTTTTTTAAGTGGAAATTCAGTATTCTTTGCCCAATCATATATTTTAGATAAGTTTTTTCTCGTAATCATATTTTCCAGAATAATCCTACCATGCCATCATTTATTTGTACGTCATAGTCTTTATCCTCTAACTGTGCATAATCCATTCTTTTTAATTCTACACCATTTATAATCGGTTTACCATCAAAACATACAAGACGATAAGAATCATTACCTCGAAAAGACTCTGTAACTAACTTTGCATCCCACATTTGACTTTTGTCTAATGTATTAAAACCATACATCATAAATGACTCATCAGACTGAAATACAGTATGTTTTCCCATATATTTTTTCATATCCACAAAGGCAGGAGCTTTTGCTATCTCGACAGAATTATTTTCAAATGGTATTCCTATTTTACCAGAACCTTTAATCATAATCTGATACATAGTTGATCTTTCTCTCTCATGTTCTGCGTGAACCACACCCTCATCACCTATAGAACAACAAATAGAAAAATCTAAACATTTTTTAAAGTATCTGTTTACACTCATAATGTGACTCTCCTTGTCTTTAATAAGGTCATAGATCTTTTCTCTTCTTTAATTTTTACAATTTTTCCCACTAAATCTTGTATATTTAATTTATTACCCTCGATTTCACTACCTGTATTTTCAGGAAGAATGGGTTGTTCATTTATTCTATCTCGTATTGTAGGTGAAGCATAATCTCGTACTAAACTATATGCAAATGTATCATTGCTATAACAGTCTAAGAGTTTACAATCTATCACTGTAGATTTATATTTGTCAATAGGGTGAAGTGATTTTTCCTCACAAAATTTAACTGATATTTGATCAGTTTCAGGAAAATATTCCTCTATTTTAAAAATAATATTCATAATTTATCAAAGTTAAGTGACATTGAAATTCTAACATCATTAGAGTTATTTCTAGTTACAAAATGGTCAAGATAACTAGGAAACATAAGATATGTGCCTTTTTCGGCAACATAACTTGTTTTATATGTACTATCCTCATATGGATTCAATTTCGGTAAAAATACAATTTGCCCACAATTCTCTGGAGTTTGAGCATAAACCACAGCAGAAACATATGATCCTTTATGATTATGCGTATTTGTACTCATGTTTTTCTCATGAATATGCCCCCAATATGATGTATTATATATCCTCTCCCCAGTAAATTCCTCAAAGTTAGTTTTCAATTCACCTAT